GATATCTAATAACGCAAGCTTTTTTTTAAGAGGTATAATTAAAGCATGGAATATACACTGCCAAATAAACCAAAGATAAAAGAAAAGGTCATTCAACCCGATCAAAGAAAGTTCTGTGTAGTGCCGTTGCGTGCAGTGATTGATAAGAGATTGACTTATGCATCATTGCGGGCTTTATGTTTACTGGCTTCATATTGTAATAAGGCGGGTTTCACTTATGTAAGCTTACAACGCATGGCAAACGATCTAGGCATTAATCAGTCATCGATACATAGGCAAATAAAGAAGCTTGAAGCGCTAGGCTTTATAAAACAATTTTCGAGTTATCACGCGAACATAAAAGGGAAAACTAAGCGCATCATTTATGATGAAAGCATATCAGATCGAGAAGCCGAGCAGATCGCGGGGGAACCAAAAGAAGCGCATAGTCGTGATGAAATCAAAGCGCTATATACTCAGAAAAGAATAAACAATAACAATGACATAACGAATGAGAATATGCATTCAGATGGTAAACAATCTGGAACGATTAACAGTCATATATTAGCTAGGTTGAAATCCTATGTCTCGAATGAGAGAGAATCTCAACGCCTCGAAGCGCTTATCAATGATGGCCACCCCTTAGACAAGCTCGAAGCCTATTTATTGCAAGGGAAAAGCTTACGTTATTACTTAGGCTAAACGCCCGTTTAGCTTAAAAGATGCAAAAAACAGCGACCTTTCCCCCTCCCCCCCAACACGTACACCTACACGGGTCTCACTCAAATTTTTGACAGCTTTTTCAGATTAGCTTTAGCAGCCTTAGCACGGATCTTACGTTCTGCTGACGATAAGGTTGTCCAATGCTCGAGGTCATCATAGGTGCGACCGCACCCGGAGCAGAGTGGTGCATCAAATACTTCTATTTCTATATACCGGCAGAGATTGACGCATGGAGACTTGCTGGTGTTCATATGAGCTAACTTGTTATGCTCTTGCATATGGGTAACCGTCCTTGTTGTGAGATTGAGATCGAAACCTAGCCCGTACAGTTAAGTACGTAAAGTACGATAGCTCTCGTTTATCCGCATATAGAGATTATCAGGCCTCTACCAACATTTCACACTACCTGTTTGATGAGTAGCACAGTTGTTAAGCTCGTTTATACCCTTTGTCGCTATCAACATACGGGTGGGCTGGGCAATGGCCCCGTACTAATCATTGTATAGATTATTTTTTTTCTGTCAACTGCTTGACACTATATTGCTAACAGATATACTTGATACATGACATTAAGAGAATTTTATCGACTCATATGTAACCTGTTTAATAGCGGGGAACCCTTACCTTACAAATATACAAGACGTGATGGATACTGGAAAATGACTAAGGGATTTATGAATCATGGAGGGACCGTGATGTCATCTGGCAATTATCTCAAATTATGTCAATTAGTTCGAGATGAACGGGATCAACAGCAGCGTCCAAAGACAAAGAAAAGAAAACAAAAGTTTACAGTTAAGAACAAATATATAGGAGATTAGCATGAGTGATTTGAAACCATTTCTAGTTAGACTAACACCACAAAGTGTTGAGCTACTAAACAGTGCAGCAAAAGAGCATGAGAAAACAAAAGCTGGTCTAATCAATGAGGCTATCAAGTCTTACTTAGGTAAAGACTTACATAACCGATTGAACAAAATTTTATGAAACCCACAATCTTTGTCCCAACGGACGTTGACGCATTTTATTTAGAATTACCATACCCACCCAGCGTTAATAACTATTGGCAAGCCAATGGTAAGCGACGCTTTATTAGTAAGGAGGGGAAATTGTTTACTGAACAAGTACAATTCATTGTACGTAACGCTATAAACAGTAACAATGTTAGGAGTTTGAAAGATAAACGTGTAGTAATTAATGTTGTAATTCATCCTAGATCAAAAAGAAAATTTGATTTAGATAATACGCTAAAAGCAATACTAGATGCATTAATGAAAGCTGGCATGTATAATGATGACAGCCAAATTGATTTCATCGGGATTCTTAGAGGCGAGCAAGTTGACGGTGGAAAAGCCGTTGTTTATTTATATGAAGGAGATTAAAATGGCAGAAGAATACAAACGTAAACCCGGTACAGGCTCTTTGTTTAAAAACGATAGAAAAACAGAAGATTGGCATGCTGATTGGCGTGGCAAAATTTTATTACCCGACGGCACGGAGCATTACATTGATATGTACAGCAATAAAAGTCAAAGAGATGGCACAGAATATTATGGCATCCGAATTGGTAATCCTGTGGCGAACACCAACACAGGTCAAGGGGCAGTACAAAATAATCAGCCAGCGGGTGAGATTATGGCCGAAGAAGACGATTTGCCCTTCTGATGAGTGAAATAAAAAATAAAAACAAACCAATCCCAAGTTTAGCGGGTTATGGCGGAGTTAAGCAATTACAAAAAAACTTGGAGCGAAGCACGACAATTGCTGCTAACAGAGAGGCTGTCGCGTACAGCCTTCTTTGCATGGCAAATACAAAAATTACAGACGTTATGGAATGGGACCATGAAGGCAATGTTAAAGTAAAAGCCAGCAAGGATATTCCAGATCATGCATTACAAAGTATTAAGTCAATAAAGATTGACAAAGATGGAATGATTGCTATTGAATTTTGGGACAAAGTACAAACCTTACGCTTGCTTGCAAAAGCCAGTGGCTTGCTAGACAACCCAGATGATTCAGACAGGCCGTCAGTTATTGGTATTAACATTAAAGCCCCGGAGGTAATTGATCATGATAAATAAAGAACAATATAAACAGCGCATGGATGAGTTGCGCGCATTTGTAGCAAAACTTACTGCAAACAAAAGAGATCCTAAACAATGGGCTAGAGACATACTTGCAGATAAAAATTATGATTGCGCTTATGGTATCGACCAAGCTAAGCGCGCATTAAAGCCTGTAAATAAAGGAACAAAGAATGAGTCCTAAAGAAACCCAAGTGGGGGGTAATCATTATTCACAAATGAAAATCCAGCCGATGGAATTTTCTATGGTAAACGGATTAAACCCTATGCAACATACGGCTATTAAGTACATTGTACGAGTAGACCGTAAGGGTGATGGTGATGAAGATATAGACAAAGCAATACACACATTACAACTTTGGAAACAATGGAGGAAAGACCATGGAAATCAAAGCAGAGATTGAATTATTGCGCGAAGAATTTGTTATGGCTAATATGAATAACACACGTGTTATGAAAATTATAGATGAGCTGTGGCAAGATAATCAACGTCTTCGCCAATTATTAAATGCTAAGCATCCTGATATAGACGACGATGAGCAATAGTAAAGAGCGCAGTAAAAAAGAATTACATGGCCCCGGCATTGATTTAGATTTTAGTGAAAGCCCTGTGGTGTATAACTTTTTACAAAGTAATAAGTTTGTACGTGGGCTAATGGGACCAGTGGGGAGTGGCAAGTCTTACGCGTGCGCAGCTGAGATTATGATGCGTGCCGTAAGACAAAAGCCATCACCTCAGGATGGCATTCGCTATACCCGTTTTGTTATTGTAAGAAACTCTTATCCAGAACTCAAGACCACAACCATTAAGACGTGGCAAGAATTATTCCCAGAAAACACTTTCGGTCCGATGCTATATACACCTCCGATCACTCATCACATTCGCCTCCCTTCCCGCGGTGATGCAGCGGGTATTGACTGTGAAGTGATATTTTTAGCATTGGACCAACCAAAGGATGTACGCAAGTTACTATCCTTAGAACTTACAGGAGCATGGGTAAACGAGGCACGGGAGTTGCCCAAAGCCGTCATTGACGGACTCACCCATCGTGTCGGTCGTTATCCAACTAAGAAGGATGGAGGGCCTACTTGGCACGGAGTCTGGATGGACACGAACCCAATGGATGATGACCATTGGTGGTTCCGATTAAGTCAAAAAGAAAAGATTACGGGTAAGTACGGGTGGGACTTCTTTCAACAACCGGGTGGTGTCATGGAAGTCAGCCCAGAAGATTTACCTGAAAACCCAGAAGCCAATGATCATAGCTTTGCAAGTGGTCGTTGGTGGAAACTCAATCCTAAAGCTGAGAATGTAAGGAACTTACCCAGCGGTTACTACTCACAGATGTTAGGTGGTAAGAACTTAGACTGGGTTCGCTGCTATGCAGAAGGTAAGTTTACTTATGTACAAGAAGGTAAACCTGTATGGCCTGAGTATGATGATCACTTAATGTCAAGTCCTGATGCTGAATACGATCCAGCACAACCATTACATATTGGTCTTGACTTTGGTTTAACGCCAGCAGCTGCAATTGGTCAACGACTTAACAATGGTCGATGGATTATCTTTGATGAGATTGTCACTGAAGATATGGGCCTTGAACGTTTTGGTCAACAGCTACTTGCAGAGATTAATGCTAAGTATCCTAAAGCTCAAGTCATGGTATGGGGTGACCCAGCGGGTATGGCACGTGATGCTATTTACGAAGTGACTGCATTTGATTACCTAAGAACCATTGGATTACGCGCACAACCTACAGCGTCTAACAATTTTAAAGTCAGACGTGAAGCAGCCGCTGCACCTATGCAAAGATTGATTATGGGTAAACCCGGATTATTAATTAATCCAAAATGCAAACGCTTACGTAAATCATTATCTGGCGGGTACCATTTCAAACGTATTAGTGTAGGTGCCGGACAAGAACGATTTAAAGACAGCCCAAACAAAAACGAACATTCGCACATTGGTGATGCATTTGGCTATTTACTTTTAGGTGGCGGGGAACATAAGCGCATGACCAAGAGTCCATTAGCAGCTAGCACATTAATTGCACCTACCGTAGCTAATAGTGACTTCGATATATTTAATTGATCAGAACTATTTAGATAAATATATGCCTAGTGTCAAGGGTGTATATTATACTAATTATCATCCTAATCATGCAGATCATTTTAAAGGAACAGATATTTATGGGCTTTCATCGCTTACGGAACAAAATAGAAAATACCGTCTTAATACACAGTCTCTTGCTGGTCCGACTATTACTGCGCTTTTACATAACGAGCCTGTCGCTATTTTTGGTTGTGGGATACTTTGGTCTGGAGTTGGTGAGGTGTGGTCTATATTTCATGAGACAGCTAGACGATATCCAATAGCTATGACCAAGGGCGCTTTAATATTCTTTGATATCTGTGAGATATTATTTAATTTACATCGCATACAAATTACGGTAGTATCCAAAGATAAGCGCGCTGTAGCTTGGGCCAACACTTTAGGATTCGAAGCTGAAGGGTTAATGAAAAATTATAGCGTAACTAAAGAAGACACATATATCATGAGGAGAAAGTAATGGGTGGAATGTTTAGCGCACCAAAACCAGATAATTCAGCTGCATTAGCGCAAATTGAACAACAACGTCAAGAAACTGAAAGAATGCGTTTAGAAGCACAACAAGAAAAACGTGACTTACAAGAAGAAATGGCAGCTAAAAAAAGAGCAAAAATGCGTGGTGGCGCAAGATCATTATTAGCAACTACACGTTTAACACCAGAAATCGGTGTTGAAGAAGAAAAACTAGGAGCATAATATGGCTGCCTATACATACGAGCAAGCACTCAAACGTGGACTTGCTTTAGATTTAGGCAACTGGGGTATGGTTGATCCATACATTTATCGAGGTGTTGGACTTAAATATCCTTATGGTAGTGGTACAACATCAGCATCTGAGGTATCTCCATACTCTAAAACAACTTATGCAATTCGTGGTGATGTACGTAGCACAAAAAATTACAATGAATGGCTGATTGAACAAGCTGGTGGGCGCGGCACTCCTCAACCAGAATCATTTTGGCAAAGTCAAATTGATCTTGCAACACAATTAGCTGGTCGCGCACAAAATACAGGTTATAGTTTTTATGAATATTTAAATAGACCCGGTGGCGGACGTAATCCACAAGTGCTAGAAAAAATTAAAGAACTGTCTACAAAAGAACTTAAAACAGTTAAAGAAGAAACTGGAAGACAAACAGGAGAATTAAGAGCTGCATCACGCAGAATTAAAAGAGCAAGGGGTGGTTTGGTTGCTAAAGCAGTTGCTCCGGGTATGGGTCCAGAAGCTACAAAATTACCAGCATTAGGTGAACAAGGGTTAGGATTAATATCAAATATGTTGGGTGAGGAATTAAAAATATGATGAATAAAATGCAAAAGAAAGTTCATAAAGTTATGAAAGAGTATAAGTCTGGTAAACTCAAATCAGGCTCTGGCGCTAAAGTAACTAGCCGTAAACAAGCAGTTGCTATTGCTATGTCTGAGTCAGGACAAGCCAAAAAATGAAACCACAAGGCTTATATCACAACATAAACGAACGCAAGAAAAAAGGGATTAGTCGTCCTAAGTCTAAATCAACTATTTCTGAAAAAGCTTACGCTATGATGAAAGCGGGGTTTCCTAAGAAAAAATGATTGACTGGCATGAGATTATTATTCCTCCTATTAATCTTTACAACGCACCCAATTATGGCAAATTTAATTGAGCATTTAAAAGAAAGAGAAGGGGTTAAATATGTAAGTTACCTTGATAGCTTAGATAAGTTGACGGGTGGCGTTGGCCATTTATTAACCCCAGAAGAACAAAAAATGTACCCTAAAGGTACACAAATTCCAAAACAAGTTGTTGATCAATGGTTGCATGAAGATTTAACGTGGGCAAAAAAAGCAGCTCAACAACAAGCCAAATCAATTGATGGCGCTACGCCAGAGTTAATAGATGCATTAGTGTCTGTTAATTTTCAGTTAGGCGAAAATTGGCATACGGTGCATAAAAAAACTTGGGAATATTTAACTACAGGAAAATATAACGAGGCATCTCAAGAAGTGTTTGATTCAAAATGGCATAAGCAAACACCTAAGCGCACAACAGATTTTAGTGTAGCTATTAAAAAATTTGGACAACAAAAAGAGTTAATTAATTATAATCGCCAGCAAGCATTAACTGATGATCAAATTATGGGAGCATTTAGTGGGCGATGAAATAATAACTGATAATCAAATTAATGCTGTATTAAAAAAATTTACAGGCGGATCGCTTGAATATAATTTTGGTGGCTCATCAAATAAAAGTGTGACAGCTATTGGCGGCGGTATTCAATACAGACAACCTATAATAGAAAATAAAGTAGATTTATTAATTCAAGGCGCTGGCCATTATGTTGATTGGGGCAAAGGCCACCATAAAGGTATTGATTATAGAGGTGTTGGATTGGAGATTAGTTTCTAATGGTATTGAGTGTAAAAAGAGAATCAGATAATACTAAGTCAAGATTTGTGACGCTAACACAAGCTGATGAAAATAACAGCCAACATGTAATAGGAAGTGAACGACCACTTATTACGGTGGCTGTTAATCATCATAGATTACATGAAGGTAATGCATTTTTTATTTATGAAAACAGACTTAATGGAT